AATGCAGCAGTTGCAAGAGCAATCAAACCAGCAATCGCTAAAAATAGATTAGCGGATAATATTACATTTATACCTTTTGCTATGTTTCTAAATGTTCTTAGAAAACCAAGTTGTGACATGATAGAATCAGCTATCTGTTTATTGGCTCTCATGGTCTTTAAAGTTTCTTTGGCCTTATCTTTCGTCATTTGAAGGCCTTGTTTATTTTTTGTTAATACTTTATCATTAAGAACAGCGGCATCTTTAGTTATACCAAAAAGTTTAGCAGCAGCAAATCCATGTTCTTCTGCAAACTCTTTCATCTCTCTCATATCACTTTTTATTTCATTAGCGATATCTCGTCTAGTCTTTAAATCGTCTAAATTTTCTGCCATTATAGATTCCTAAGAATATCAGCACCTCTTTGGTCAATATCAATACCTTTTGATTTTAAATCTTTTTCTAAATCATTTCTTAGTTTTAATAAGTTTTGAAAATTTTTGGCAAACTTAGGATCTTTTTTACTTAATTTATCTATTGCTTTACTTTGAGCTTTAGTAGCAGCTTTAACAAATATTTTTTCTATAAATTTGTCTAATATACCTTCTTTCAAGTCATATTTAGGCATTTGAAATCTCCATTAAATTAAGTAGTATAACTCAATAATAAATATCAATTTTACTTATTTTTATGTTTATCTATTTCTTTTTTAATTTCTTTGGCTTCTTTTTCATAATAAGTGGTCAATCTTTTTAAATAAAAAGTACGTAGATAAACGGGTAAGTTGTAAGCTTCTGAAAAGGTAAATCCACCTTTAGAATGTAAAATTAGTTGAAATATTTGTTCATGTATTTCTGGTTTATATTGTGGCTGCAGGCCAAAAAAATCGTGCAGTGATTGGAATCACCACCGTTTTCTCCCTTCCACTTGAATCAACAACATCAGCAGTCATATCTATATCTGGTGTTATATCATTCAAATAGTTTCTGAAAGCCAAGGAATCCCTAGATAAAAATTCATTATCTACAAAACTATTAACATAACTTCTATCACTATTTCCATCAACAGAAAGTATTATATGTTTTAGTCTAGTAGTAAGTTCTGGACTTTGTGTTTTAGATATTTTTTGTAAAGATTTTATCTCCGATTCAATGTTTGATTCATCTCTACCACTAAGTAATTTAAACGTAAGAGTTCTTTTAGAGTTTGGTAATTTATATGAGAACTCATTTTTACCTTTAGTAAATTTACTAAAATCTATATTAAATGGTTCTAATTTAGTTAAATCAATATTTTGTTCTACACCGTCATATTCAAAATCATACTCTTTACCATAACCAAGAATACGAGCAGCAACCATAATAGCATTTTTATCACCAATCAATAAATCATTAACATTTATTGTTTTATCCACTATTAAAGATTGTAATAAAATATCTATAACAGTTCCTTGTTGTATTAGATTCTGAGAGGTTAGAATATCTTCCTCTTTTGCGGTCATGTATTTTACTTCTACTTTACCCTTAGATAATGGGTGACCGTCAACGTAGAAATATCCTTTAGATGGCAAGTCCACCACCTCTGTAGGAAATTTGTAATCAGCCATTAATGACTCCTTTGTTTGTATTAATATATATAACTAATTTTGTCTTAAAACTATTTTATTTTTTACCGAACTTCTCAGCTGCTGTAACACCAAGTCCAACTACTGAAATGTACATAAAACATTCAAGTATCTTGTCCTTGACTTCAAATGTAGAAAAGGTATCAGCACCCCAACTACAAATCAACATAAAGAAGGCCATAAAACCGACAAATCTTTTACTAGAGATTTTAGCATCACTAGAAAGCATTTCTCTGAAAAAATTCATATTAACTCCTTAGAATTGTAAGATTGCGTAATCGTATTTAAGTGTTAGAGTGATTTCAGCTGGATCACTTGAAGCATAATCTAACTCACCAAAGTTAGCTTGTTCGATATAAGCACCTTTTAGTACCCACTCTTCAACAACATCACCAACAGGTCCTAACAAATTAAATGTTACGTCTTTTTTATAGAAATCTGAGTACCCATCACGACCTGTGACTGACTCATGTGATAAACGAACCCATTCCATTACTGCTTGAGCTCCACTTGGAACCACAGGATCATATAACATAATATCAATTGGTTGCCAAGCACCTTTTCCTTTAATATATCTTTTAACATTAATGTGATCTAAAACTATCTCCTCGAACTGAATTGTAGGTCTGTTCGCAGTCTTAATTAAATATGCAGGAATACCTTCTATGTACATTATGAACCGATTCTTTGTTTTCGGTTCAAACGGTGTAAACATAATTTCTGAAGGATCTAATGTAGCCATTCTTTATTCTCCTAAAAGTCCGTTTAATTCTATTCAATAATAAATATCAATTAAACAAATTTTTAGTAAAAAAGAAAAACCCCTCTTTCGAGGGGCTTCTCATTTATTTAGTTTTTAACCTAAATTATTCAGGAAATGTGGCTCCTGTTGGTTGTACTACGAAATCAAGTACGATGAACTCTGCAGTTCTTGTAGGTTGGATAAATATCTGTCCTATCAATTGATTTCTATCTACAACTTCTGGTGTGTTGTTAGTGTCATCCATGACAACCCTAAAAGCACTCAAACCACTATTAGACTGAACTTGTTCTAGATAAGGATTCACAATGTTTAAGAAACGATTTCTTAGAGCTTGTGTATTCTGTTCAAATACTAAGTATCTTGAAGTACTAGCAATAAACTTCCTTAGAGCTATTAATAATCTACGAACATTGATTCTGTCTAACGCAGATGGTTTAGATTGTAGTGTTTTCTGTCCAAAGACAACAACACCTTGACCAGGAAAAGAAGCTATCGGATTAACTCTACCTTCATAGAGGTCATCTCTTTCAGCATGTGTTAATCTTGTTTTTGCTTCTAATACACTTGTCAATCCACCACGATTCAATCCAGCTGGTGCAAACCATTCGTGAGCTACTTGGTCGTTATATGAAATAACACCAGGTAATACTACTGATGGTGGAACCCATACTGGTATTGAACTATCCCTATTAGGTATCAACACCCAAGGATAATAAGTTGCCACATAGTTAGTATCTAGATTTTTAACAGTATCTAATACGGTTTCAACAGTATCAGTATAAGCTGCCGCATCCATGATATATAGTGCATCCGCTCTAGATTCTACTTTACTAATCGCGTGATTTGTTACGTTAGAGTGTAGTCTATGAATAACACCAGGTGTTACCAATAGATTCATATCAAATTCATCAGGATTACTAATTGCATTGATTGCTCTTTTGTAAGCCAAACTACCACTAGAAGTTGAACTTGAAAGGTCAAATCCTTGTGTGTTTCCCGCAGTAATTGCCGAACCAACATTATAAGGTGTTGCTGGATTTTTACCATCAAAACCCCATTGTAAAGGAACAACAAATTTTCTTTGAGCTAATGCTGAATTAGTCAAAGTAATAAATGTTGAAGCGTTAGCAAATGTTGTTTCTCCATTTGGATTGGCATCATCATCACCTTTCATTGATTCTATACTCATGGTAACATTATTACCAACGTTTGCAGTCGCTGGAATTGGTGCCAAGTAATTAGCATTATCATCTCTTATATGTTTAGAAAGAAAATCAAACCCATAAAATGTACTAGCATCATATGTTCCAACACCACCAGTTTGATTTGTCTTAAATACCACAGCAGGTATTTCAGTTGTACCTGGTACAGTATTATAAACTGCAGCATGTCCCATCGGAACTACTTCTTTTGGATGTTGAGAAAGGTTATTCTCACCAGCAGTTTTAGAAGCATAATCACCAATTCTGATATGTTTACTTAGATTTGGTAATGTACCAAAGTAAGTAAGTTTTCCATTAGAATCAATGGTTACGTGTCTATCACCAATTCTCTTTGCAAAATAATTTGGTGAATCTGGATCAAATGTTAATCCATCATATTGTTCTAGTATATTATCATTATTATTAGAACCTGGACTATGTACTCTTACTTGTAAAGAAAAAGTACCATAATCAGAACCTGCAACATCATCCGCAGATTTTACATCTCTAATAGCAACTTTTAATTCAGAATTTACATTTGAACCATGTGAACGAGTGTAAACTCTAAAAAGATTATATCTTGAACCATTTACCATTTGTGATTGTATAAATGGTGTTCTTGCAGTTTGATAATCTTTATTACCAGTCCAATCTGTTGATTCATTTCCGTCATTATCTAAAGTATTCGTACCACTTTGGAAGTCAAGTCCATCAGAATCAAACTTAATTGAAGCTGATGAAAATGAATTATATGTGGTAGAATTTCCTGCATGAGCAAAAGATTTATAAACATACACAGATGACGCGTTATTAGCACTTTTTGTTGATTGTGGATTTTGACTAATTACCTTTGTGACAAAGTTAGCACTACTAGAATCAAATGATAAATTGTAAGTTTCCGCAGAAACATTACTACCTGAAACAGTTAAAGTGAAACTACTCCATGATCCTGATGTTACACTACTCATTGATAAATCACCAACACCACTAGATCCTCTAGATGGTGCTAAAATCGCTAACGATTGAGTCTCACCACCTGATGCATGTACGTTTAATCTTAAAGCATCTGCTTTATACCCACCTAGTCCAAGAACTCTCACAACCGTGACAACTCCTGCACTTCTTAAATATTGTTCTACCGTTTGAGGTGTATAAAATCTATCATCTTGACCACCGAATATTTCTTCAAAATCTTGGAATGATGTTACTTGGGTAGGCACAAAAGCAGGACCTTTTTGTGTAGGTCCTACAATAGCTGCACCAATTGCACCAATCGCTTGTGGTAAAAATGACAAGTCTCTTTCACGAGTGAATACACCAGGTGAAACTATTCTTTCTGCCATTAAATTTCTCCTAGTTAATTTTTGTTATGCAAAATCTTAGAATAAATATAATTATTCTATTATAAGTATAACTTAAATACCCCAAAATGTACTATTTAGGGAACTTTTTTTATATTAACCTTGAGGAGCTTCTTCTTGAGGTGGTGCTGGTGTGAATACTCCACTCTGTGGATCTAACTGACCAGGACCATACTTTTCATTTAACTTCTGTACCAAATCACGCTCAGTTTGTTGAACTTCTTCATATTCACCTTCTAATTCAACTTGACGATTCTCTACCGCTTCAACTTGTTGGTTAAGTAAGATTTTTTGAACAGCAATTTGACCTAAAAGTGTCTGCTTTTCTTGATAACTCTGTTGTAATTCACCTAACTCTTTTAATTCTTCTTCCGAAAATTTAATTTCATCAGATGCTTCAACAACTTTTGCTTCTTCAGCCATAACTTATTCTCCTATATTAGTTTAAGTTTATATAAATATAACATAAATATGTTAAATACAATTTTTTATTTCTTTTTTAGTTCTTCTATCTCTTTTTGTTGTTCTTCAACCTTTTTTGATAGTTCTTGAACTGCATTAACCAATGCCCAAGTCATCGGTTCTGTATTAGATGACAACCATTTACCATCATCATTTATCATTTCTGGTAATACTTCTTGTGCCTCTTGAGCAATAATACCTTGTCTTTTCTTTTCTGAGTTATATTTAAAAGGATTATCTTCTTTAAAGTTATATGATACCACTCTTAACTTATTAATGGTATCCAATCCAATATCCCACTTTTCAACATTTTCTTTTAATCTACCATCAGAAGTTTGTGACCATGTATTACCATTGTCTCCCATATAGACATCTGTACAAGATGAATTTCCAATTATTGCTGTATTATTACCAACTGCTACAGCACCTTGTCCTATTGCAATTTCATTTATTGGTGTAGTTTCAG